ACCCTCAGTTATTAACTGTGCAGATGTTGCAGGTGCAGATATTAATAAAACTATTTCCCCAAGTAGTGGGTATATTGATGCATGAGATTGTAATGGATTATACCACGCCAAATTATCAACTGGTTGATTAAATTGTCTAACAAGTGGTCGGGCCATTACAGCACCTATTGTTCTTCTCCTATCAGCATTAAAGGCAGGATGAGTTGGATCCATAATTATATCAACTACTTCAGCAGCCTCTATAACTTGGTTTTTTACATCCTGGGCTTTAGCAGCTGCCGCCTTTTGTGGATTTGGATTACTTGGTTTGCTTGACCTTACTCTTGGCATCTTCTTCCCATTCTACTTTCTGTGAAGCTTCTTTAACAGTATTTAATAACTGCTTTTTTTCGTCGTCAGATAGACTAAAATCTGAACCTTCTGCTTCTGTTCGTGTCATTGCTCGCTGTATGATACTAGCCATTTTTACTAGTTGGTCATCATTTTTTATACCTACGTCAAGATAATCCTTTATTAGTGGTACAAGAATAGTAGCATCAGTTATATTTTTAACTAATGGATGCAATTGAGCAATCAATGAATTAATTTGTTTTTCCTTCTTTTTTGAATTAGTATGTATTTCCTTTAATAAATCAGAAAAACTTTTACCATCAAATATTTCGTCTTGAAACATAATATATCTCCGTCTTTACTATAAATATCAGAGTCTTGGGAAAATAAAAAAGCCCGGAGATATTATCTCCAGGCTTAATTAACTATTTATGATTTATCTACTACTTCTTGATAAAAAATGATGCTACTAGAATTAGTACTACTAATCCGGCAAATCCTCCTTGGCCAAATCCATTTACTAATGTAGTAAGATTTGCGATTACATCCATTCCAAATACTGATCCACCAGTTAATACGAACCATAAGATCGTTACTGGAAGAACAGCCATAAGAACTGTTAATAATCCGCCAAAGAATCCTGTAATATATTTAATTACGTTTTCCATTTTGTTTTCTCCTCGTTGTGTATAGTCACTAGCATTGACTTAATTGTTAATTAATTAGAAACGGTAAGCTAAACCTAAGTTCAACGTACCTTCTCTATCTCCTGCTGCGTCTTCTTTAAGACCCATTGTGTAGTTTGGTTCAATGTATAAACCTTTCCACGCTTTAAATGAGTAACCTAACCCTACAGTTAAGTTGTCCATCATTTCTTCAGTTGGTGCTTGGATTGAAACATACATGTTTGCGTTCCAGTTGTAACGACCAAAAACATCGTAGTTTTTGTCACCAATTGAATCTTCACCTGCGGCGATTAGTCCAACAGTCCAAGTATCGTTTAATACGTATCCGATACCCATATTGTCAGTTAAGCTTTCTAGCTCGAAATCTGCTCCGTCTTCTGGTGCGTTATAGGTAGTAATTACCATAAAGTTTTGAGCTCCTGCAAACATTGTTGCACAAGCTAATACTGCTGTTAAAAATAAATTTTTCATAAATTTTCTCCTCTTTTTTTGTTATGCTAGTAACGTTGTGTGGCCACTATTGACCGTGTTCAAGATTAAATATACTAAATAAACCATCTAGATATTAACCCTTGCTTCTTGATATTTTTGGAAAGTCACTGAATATTCATTTTTTATTATGTTGACAACCTTCGTGATGTACTGAGTCCTAGTGTTTGTCATTTCTCTAATCATAATGTATAGTGCTTTCTTGTTAAAGTTTTCTATATTTTCCCGTTCTCTAAATAATTGTATAACGGCGTATGCTATTTTTCTATCTCTATCGCTTTTAAAGACCTTTGGTATTTGTTTATCGTAGTGTTCTATAAATGCTTCCATGAATATTGCTCGCTGGTCATTGAAGTCTCGTTTCATTTCCTCGTTTGTAACATCTCGTTGTGTATCTATAGCAATAACAGGCGCTTTTTCCTTCATTGTTTTATAATTTTTATTGTTGTTTTGAATAAGATAATTCTTTGCAACAATACTAAAATATGAAAATGCTTTGCCTCTTCCTTCTATAAACTTTGGTAACTTTTCCAACATAAACGCAACAACTTCATGTTTTAATTCTCTTGCACCGTAATCGAAATAATAAAATTTAAACGTATGTATAATATTTTCAGATAGCTTATCAAGTGCACGATGTATGTGTTCGTTGAATACCTTATTTCTTAGCGGTTGGTCTGTTTCTGCATTGTATGCTATAATTGCTGCCTCTGTTATTGGTGTAAAATACATCTTGTTTTTTCTAGGTCTTCCTCTTCGCTTTTTACCAGCTGCTTGTTCTGCATATAATTCATCTGCAATTCTTTTTTCTTCTGCTTGTTGTTCTGCAAGTTTTTTGTAGAATTTTTCAACAGGTGATTCTTCAATTGTCATCATAGGTTCTCCAATCTTTTAATTGTTTTTCTTATTAGCATAAATGTTTGACCTACCTCATCATCCTTTTCAAAGATTTCACGATTATCAATTGCTTGAATATCTGTTAAAATTTTATCTAGTTCAGTTTTAGTTTGTACAATCCATTCATCTGATTGTTCTATGGATTCTTCATGCTTTTCTAATGTTTTCAACAAATTTAATGTTGAATAACCCAACGAAATAACAACTATTGACAATATGACAATCGTAATTATCACTTTACGTCTCCAAATAGATCTTTAAATAAATCTTGTGCGTTGTCATTTGCTGTAGATATTTTTGGAGCTTTCTTTTTAAATGCTGGTGCAGAATTTTTGACAAGTGGAGCTGAAGCTTTTATTCCGCCTCTATTCCACATTTCAAATTCAATCATAGATGCCATGTGATCTGCTTGGTGTAGTAACAATGGCATATGATTTCTAAGCTTTCTATCTTTGTCCCATGTTTTAAGATACGCTGCGTTTCCGTCATCGTAAAGACCATCATGCGTCATTATCGCTATCATTTCATTTTGGGTATATTTAACATTAAATTCTTGTAATAGCCATAAACTACGATGAGGTACTGTCATGTTTTGTATGTTTGGATTAATGTTATAAACTTTTCCTTGATTTTTTCGGTGCCATTCACTAGGATTTGGAACATAATATTCGTTTTCAATATCTCCAACTTTTCCTAGGTCATGATTGAGTGCAGAAAAAGCAAGTTCTTCTATTGTATATCCACTCATATCAGCTCCCATATCTTTCCAAGTCTTGTATAATGTTGCAGAGCACTTCATTACTCGTAATACATGGTCGACATATCCACCGATAAAACAATTATGAAAATGTTCTATTCCTGATGCTGGTGCAAACATCATTCGATCTTTTAAAGAGTCATATAGATTAGTTAAATTTTCTAATCTATCACCTGAAAATGTTGTTGATATTTTACCCGTTAACTGTTCCCAGTTTTCTGCGATTTGTTGTTCTGTTAAATTCATAGTTATCCTATTGTGTCTATTACTCCAAGTTCTAGAGCCTCTTCAGCTGTTAAATAGAGGTCTGATTTGCATTTGCTTTCCCACCATTCTGCTGGTTTTTTTGTTTTTTCACCTAAAAGGTTGTATATCTTAGCTTCTACGGACTTAGAATATTCTAAACCAGCTCTTACATCTGATATTTTTCCTTGTGAAAAGGTTGAACCTTGGTGAAACATTATTGTTGAATGTTTTGCAGCTGCTCGTTTACCTGTTCCACATGCCAATATAATTGCAGCAGCAGACTGTGCTGATCCTCTGCATATTGTATTTACCTTTGTGTCTATTAAGTCCATAAAGTCGATTATTCCAAACATTTCTGAAACGTCACCTCCTGGCGAATTGATAATTAAATTTAAAGATTCTTCAGCATATTTAATATCTCGTTCTCTAATGACCGTTCTAACTCTGGTCATAAAATCAAATAGTGAATATTCACCAATTTCTCCTACTAAATATACAACACTTTCTGGTACCCAAACTCCTCTATCAGATTCTTCCCATCTAGCATTGTTTTCTGGTGCCACAACTGTTGTTTGTTCTATTAACTCTGGTTCTTTTCCAGGTATTTCGCGTTCTTCGTATATACTCATATTAGTCAAATAATAATTTTAATTGTTCTTTGTCTGATTCTAGATTCTGGTCTGATATTTTGCCAAAGTTTTCTCGTACTGAGTTCTCATGATACCCTACGGCATGAGCCATTCTAATACATATAACCTTAAACTCTGCGCATGTCATTTCCTGTGGCAAATCGAACTCAATGCGCTTTGCTTCTTTAGTTTTACCACCGCGGTGATATATTAATCTATTGGTCATGTCGATTAGCATGTAAGTTCTCCTTGTTTATTTAATAATATTTATAATATAAACAAAAAAATCTAATCGGTAAAATATTCTAATACTTTTTTTCGTAGTATTCATCAGCATTAAATTTTCTAGGGAATCTTCCAGCTAGAATCCTACTTTCATATTTAATGTGTTTTTCAAAAACCTTTTTATCTTTTTTCCACCTTAAGACTCTATATTCTTTCTTAAGTTTAAATAACCTGCTTCCTGCTTCTTGCTTTATTTTTAATTTATCCTTCTTAGATAGTTTATTTCCACTATCTTTTATTTTGCTTGGATCTAGAGTACCCTTTAGAGTAGCCTGTTCTATTCCTTTATGATATACTGTTCCATCCAAATCAACATATACAGCCATCCATTTCCAACCCCTAGGTCTTCCTGTAGATTTGTTATTGGACATTTCTGGGCCGCCAAATTGTGATTGTAATGATTCACTAACACAAATTGAACAAGTTATTGCAGTAGATTCGTTGCTACACTTTGCTAATTGTCCACAAATACGACATTCCATATGACGATACATTGCACCTATTTTCTCATTCCATTTTGTACCTGGTAGGTATTCTACTAAATATTCTGGTTTTTCCATATTTCTACGCCTTGTTTAATTTTTGTTATAGTTGCAGCATCTAAGTTTTTGTGCTTATATAAGAATTCTCTAAGACGTTTGTCATTGTCTCCATATAAGTCACTCACTGTGTTCTGCTCTTTTTTAAGTATAGGTTCTCCTTCTGCATCAAAGTCCGCACCATATACAGCCTCTTCTAATTGTTCCAAATCATCCACTATTAAGTCTTGTTTTTCTATTTTCATTTGTTCACTAGATAATTTAGTCTTATGTCTTGCAATTAGTGATTCAGTTGATTGACTATATGGCTTATTAAATTTTAATCCACTTGGTACAGACATCTTAATTTTAGGTTCTATTAAATCAAAGGCCATGTTAGCTGAAACAACTAGTGCTATCGCCAATGGATCAAAAACAAATATAATCAGTAATAAAAACCAATTGACAACTTGTCCCATATCTTGACCTGTAGTTTCTGCTAGATATTTTAAAGGGCCTAGCTCTCGTTGGTCTTCGTTGTCAATTTCTTTGTTTAAAATAGACATATCTGTTTTGGTAATAGAGTCTGTTATGGCTACTAACTTACTATTTATACTATTTCTGTCATCTATTGTTCTAGATAATTCTTTTTGTAGTGCACGCCTACTTGAAGATGAGGTTGTAGTAATTAACTGACCTGATTCTTTATCAACATATTGTACTTGGGCTGGGTTAGAAAGAGATATTCTTAGATTAGAAATTGAAGTTGTTAAGCCTGTTTTTTCATATTTAAGGTCTGTTTTATACTCGGCAAATCGAATCTGCTTTTGATGTAGTATTTCGAGGGACTTATCAAGTAATTCAGATTGAGTTGCTGTTGATTGATATGCTCCGGATAAAAATCCATATATACCTCCACTAGTAATTAACATCAATACAAAACAGGCAACACCTAGGTAGAACCG